CCGAGACTCAGCGATGGGTCTCTATTTCCAAACAATACTTTGTTTGAAAGGGTCTGTAAATCATGGATAAAACCAACGAGTTAATCGTGGTCGAACCCTTGCGGCCTATACTGGGTCACCACCGAATTGAGTACTTGTCGGTCCCCCAACCTGGGGTTCCGCTTTTACTCACCGAGGGTGATTTAGCTAATCCGCAGCATGAGGTTCGTAAGGAGTATCGTTACGTCCACGGAAATACCCATGAGGGTCCTCCGTATAAGGAAGGTGACGATTTTCTCCAATATACCATGCATTACCCCGTTGACATTCTCGAAGGAACAGCCTCAACTGAAACATGGACTAGCCCGAGGTTAGGGTATTTCTTTGCCCCTAACTGGCCTGGCCATGGCGTGTACAAAGGGGGGTTTATCCTCCCATCGTACTACGGAGTTGAAGGTCTTGGTGATTCTGAGCGTATCTTATACGATCAGCTCGCCGAGTCCTACGTGAATCCAGGTGATTTACAGTCTGTCGGGAACCGCGCTTACAATCGTTTGCGCCCTAAAATTGAGAAGGCTGGAGTCTTTACAGCCGCATACGAGCTGAAAGACTTGCCAGGGATGTTGCGTACTACTGCCGAAGGTTTCAAAAAATTATATGGAACCTTAGGCGGCAACTTCCGTGGCGCCACGCTAGGCCCTAAGGCCGTAGCGGACCAATTTCTCAATAACCAATTTGGTTGGGTCCCGCTCATTTCCGATATTCAGAAGACCTGTGACGTAGCTCGTGACTTTCACAAGCACGTTGTTCAGGCTTCCCATAATAACGGAAAATGGGTACGGAGACGGTTCCGCGAACCCCATCTCGAGGAAGAGCATGTCGAGTACCAGACTTCTGGTACTGAGACATTTGTGTACCCCTCTTTAGGAGACACATACATTTCTTCTGGAAAATTTACCGTGACCCGTCAAAGATTTACGGATCAATGGTATACCGGAAGATTTATGCAGTACTTCCCCGAATTCGACACAAATTATGGTCCACCGGACCCACTGACCCAGCTTGAACAAGCGCTGGATCTGTATGGGGCTAGAATAAACCCCATTAATTTGTATCGCATTACGCCTTGGACATGGATGGTTGACTGGTTTTTAGGTGCTGGAGACCTCGTTCAGAGGCTCAGCGACCTTGCCGGCAACTCAACCGTGTGCGATGCTTTCTTTCTCATGCGTCGCTCGCGTGAACGGTGGGAATTCAAATCTGAATTCACCGATCACTCGGGGACACCTCAGACTCTGATATGGTATCGGAGTATTGAGGTTAAAAGGCGTGAGAAAGCTAAAAGTATGTTTGGATTTTCTGCTAATCCGTCAGGATTGACGGATATGCAAAAAGCGATCTTGATTGCCCTCGGGATTACCCGAGGCCTCTAGATTGTATCGACTGGTGGTACCCTAATACTGTTCGGGATAGCATCCGGGCAGATTCCACCATTTATCGCTACTTCTCTTAGGAGGTCAACCGCTTATGTTTGGCGATCCGCTAGACATTGTTATTGACTCAGCGACAATCCATTTACCAAGGATTAGTCCAGGTGAAAAACAATCCACCTATTCTAATCCTGATGGTACTTATGCGATTACTATATCGCAGGGTACCACGGGCAAGGGTCGTTTACGACACACTGTCCGTTTGGATGTCAAGAAAATCGTTACAAATCCTATCGGTAGTACCGAGGATTACGATTCTTCTTCGCTTCAGTTCTCTATTGATAGACCCGGTTTCGGGTTTACCGTTGGAGATATTGATGCGCTGAGATCTGGGCTTGCAGCCCTGATGAATACAGCTTTTATTACTAAACTCTATGGTCGTGAGACCTAGATTTGGTAATTTGCTGTACTCAATTGCCCGATAAGTTCGGGTTGTTGTCTTAGTGGTCCCTAACAAGGGCCGCTGAGCATACGTGGCTTGATGTCTTACCTCTGAATGGAGGGGACATGAAAAGCAACGTAAGTGATCACCTAGAGATGATGCACGCTGTCTATTCAGACGCCTGCATCAAGTGTACCGCTGAAGTCTCTGATTTACGTGACCTTGAAACTATAAGGTCACGGGTTGAAAAGGAGGGTTTTTCGTTTTTGACGATTACCCTTCCCAATTTCTGTAAAGACTTTGAAAGAAGTCTAGAAATTGGGTATATTGACCCATCATTCTTCCGCGGCTTTCCATTAATTCGGAAAAACGGGAAGAGTGGAGCAATCCCTGCATTTTTGCAAGGTATGCTCGGTCAACTTTTCAACCGTGAGACAGGGAGACTTAACGATGAAACGCACGATTCCCCCACCGTCGTTGAATCAATCAGACAAGTCTGTTTGGTTTTCAAGAAGGTGGAGATGCCTTGTACCCCGGAAAGGGATAACAAAGCTATCGCATCGTTTATCGATGTCGAGCACGCCAATAGCGATTTCACTGCACCTGAAGATTCCCTCCCAATTTTTGAGAGTGTTTCTTATGTGCTTTGGGCTGATATGTTGGCTGATTTATGCCTACATAAATTGGTCCCAAAACACGGTCCCGGTGCCACCGCCGAACATATTTCCGGTAACGGTAAGTATGTTTGGCGGGAATGGTACGAACGTCTCGAACCTTACTTCCCCTTCTTCGATAATGCACTATCTATTAGTGCCTACGAGGATAAGGAAGCGCTCGAGCTAGTTACGTTCTGTACAGAGGAACAAGAGCGACCTGTTAAGGTTACCCTTGTTCCGAAAACGCTAAAGGCCCCACGTATTATCGCTATAGAGCCTGTGTGCATGCAATATGCACAACAAGCTATTCGGTCTTTTCTATATGAAAAGATCGAATCTTCTGTTTTAACGAGTGGTCACGTTAACTTTCGTGATCAGACCGCCAATCAGAAGCTGGCGTTAATATCGTCGAAGACTGGTCGGTATGCGACTATCGATCTTTCCGATGCCAGTGACCGAGTTCCTTGGTCAATGGTAAAGGTAATGTTCGCGAGTTCCCCAGATTTTCTGGGGGCCGTTGAAGCATGTCGATCGACAGGGGCACTCTTGCCTGATGGACGAGTAATTCGTCCATTGCACAAGTTTGCCTCGATGGGTAGTGCTCTCTGTTTTCCGGTAGAGTCGATGTACTTCTACACTTTATGTGTAGTCGCTCTACTGAGAAAAAGAAAACTCCCTGTTACTCGTCGAAACGTCATTGACGTTAAAGACGATATTCACGTTTATGGTGACGATATTATCGTCCCCACTAACGATGCGGACGCAGTTCTTAGTATCCTACAGCAGTACAACTGTAAGGTGAATCTCAACAAGTCGTTCTGGACTGGAAAGTTCAGGGAATCTTGTGGAGTTGACGCATATATGGGATTGCCGGTAACACCGGTTTACATCCGTCAAATGCGTCCCAAGAACTGGCTGCAAGCTAAGGAGATTATTTCGTGGGTTGCCACCGCTAACCTTTTCTATCGAAAAGGTTATTGGCGAACAGCCTCTCTCATGTTTTGCACAATCGAGAGTATCGTAGGGTCTTTACCCTACGTATCGGAACGTTCTCCTGCGCTTGGAAGGATATCTTTCATGGGTTATCGTTCCATTTCCAAATGGAACTCGGATCTTTTCTCTTGGGAAACCAAGGGATTAGTTCCTACCCCTGTCTATAGCTGTGACAATATAGACGGATATTCTGCTCTTCAAAAGTGTTTACTTTTGCTTGAACATAGATCTCCATCTATGGATGAGCCGGTGAGCGCTTTTGAGCAGGGTCAGGGACGGCAAGATATTCATGTTGCCGCTCAGGACCTTAAGCATTTGGAGCGATCAGTACGGCGCGGCGCCGTCACACTTAAACGCCGCGGGGTTCCAGCCCTTTAGCTGGATCATGGTGGTAATTCCACTAGGG